GTTTAGTCCTGGAGTGCAAGACTTGATGGCACTTCAATTGATCAAGGAACGTGGCATCTCCCCTTGGGTTGGTCCAAGTGATAAAGCAACTCCTGCTGAGAGAGCAATTGTAGAGAAAGCAAGATCACAAGAAATAACATATGAACCATCAATGTCTACTGGATCTGGTGCTATCACTGCATCTGGTTCTTCATCTTCTGGTTCTGCCTTAGGTAATGTTAGTAGCGGTGGATCTGCATCAACACAAGCATCTTCAGCAACACCAGCGGCTACGGCGGCAACATTTGATTATAAAAAAATCAGACAAGAACTTGGAGTAAAGACTTCATCTGTTTCTAAATCATCAAGACCTTCATCGACTGCGGCATACAATCAGATGCAACAGGGACAGCAACAGGGTCCTCAGAAAACTGAGCAGTCACAAGCATCAGATATCCCTGTGTTCGATGCTGCTGCAATGTCTTCACCTAAGAAGATTAAAACCTTAGGAATCACGGTGTAATTCATGGCAGTATCAACTCAAAAGTTACTCCCACAAAGTAAAGGTGGTGCCATTGCAAAGATTACACCGATGGCATACAAGAAATCTGCTGGTGGTGAAGATGAAAAGAAAGATACTATCGTAGTAATAAAAGAGAGATGTATTGAAATAGATACTCTTTTGAAAGGTTCTCTTGCACTTGATAAAATTAGAGCAGAGGAAGCAAGAAAGAAAAAACAAACTCAAAGACGTGCTGCCAGTGAAAAACAGTTAGAGTCCAGAGATAAGAGTAGAGAAGAAAAAAAATCTGGATTGGCACTCCCTAAGATAGGATTCTTTGATCGCATCAAGAACTTTATCAAGAACGTTCTCCTTGGTTTTATCCTAACAAGATTGGTTGAGTTTGCACCAATACTTCAAAAGATAGTCCCACTGCTTGGGGGTGTCATTGATTTTATGACCGACTTTGCAATAGGTTTAGTCGATGCACTTGGAACGTTCTTAGCATGGGGATTTGATGCATATGAAAGGACGGAGAAGTTTGTAGAAGATATTGGTGGTGAAGAAGCAGTAGAAAAGTTCAACGAGTTCACTTCTACTCTGGAAAGGTTCCTGAATCTTGCATTGATTGCAGGTCTTGCAACTGCTGCTGTATCACGACAAAATGCCAGACAAGCAAGAGGTGGTAACTTAAAAGGAAAACCAAAAACTCGTATAAGACCAAAGGTACAGGAAGCTTTTGAAGCGGGTAGACCAAAAGGAATGCAGTCTGCAGGTACTACCTCTCGTGGTGCAGCAAGAAGATATGCTCAACGTTATGGTAGAGACGCTGCAATCAAGAGATTTGGTAAAGAAGCTGTAGGCACTCTTGGAAATGTTGGTAGATCTTCTGCTACTAAACTTGCAAGAAAAGGATTAGTTGGTGTCCTTGGAAAAGGTGGAACTAAAGCAGGACTTAAGTTCCTTAAGAACTTCATCAGTCCTACTGTAAAGAGAATACCAATCATTGGTGGACTGATTGATTTTGCACTGAACTTCTTTGTATTTAAAGAACCTGTAGGTAGAGCTGCTTTTTCTGCTATTGGTGCTACAATTTTTGGTGCTCTTGGCGCTACTGCTGGGACAATCATTCCTGTTGTTGGAAACTTTGTTGGTGGTGCATTGGGTGGTCTCGCTGGTGATATGGCAGGCAAGTGGTTGTATGATACATTCTTTGATAAGAAGAAACCCGTTGAGACTGAGGATAAAACTCAAACTCAAACTCAAACTAAAACTCAAGCTCCATCACCACCTGCCACACCATATCCACGAGGACTTGCCAGTGATGTGTCAGTATCAGGTAATAATATTGTAAACATTGGTAAGGATCTTATCAGTAAAGGATTTTCTGTCGCAGAACACCCAGACTTTACTAAAACTCCAACAGCATCTGGAGGAACATATACTCCTGGAGAGGGAACTGTTTCTAATGTTCATAAGGGAAGAGGACATTATGAAGGTAGAGCAATTGATGTAACAAACTGGCGTGGTGGAGACCCTGAATATAAACAAGCATATCTCCCTGTGTTAAATTCACTTGAAAATAATTCAGCAATCAAAATGCTAATTCATGATACATGGGGATTCTACAAAGATGGTAAGAAGTCTGGTCCTGGATCATACGGACACCCTCAACATATGCACATTGAGGTGAAAGACCAGGGTGGATTTATTGGTAAGGGAATGTTCCAGAACAAGGGTGGTATGGAATTTGTTCTTGATCATGATACTACACAAGCAGTAGAGGGAACATTCCCTGGGTTCTTGAATGCATTTAACAAGGCAGAGGGCAATGATGCCGTTGAAGTTCTGAGATCATATGCTGACTATGAAATGCCAGAAGTGATTCCAGTTCCGGTCCCACAACCAATTCAAAATGCTGCTTCTGATGCATATGGAAAGGCAAAGTCAGCAGTAACCAATGTTATCGCAAAGGGTAAAGAAGCATTCAGCGATATCCTATACATGCGTTAAATAGAAGTAAGAGGTAATACCCATGGCAGATACTAAAGTAACAGGTGCTCAGTCTACTCCTGCTTTTATTGAGAGACTGGATGTCTTCTCAAATAAGGATCAAAGTAAGACTGTATCTATTGTAAACGGAACAATGCAGTTGATGTATTATGAGAGTCTTCTTCAGGACTCTGTGATGGCAACTGTTACTTTTGCTGACTCAGGAAATTCTATTGATCAGAAGAGTGCCTTGGAAGGTCTACCTATCGTAGGAACTGAGAAGGTAATTTTTAAGATCAAAGACAATAATGAAGAGCAGATAGAATTTACATTCTATGTTAACAAGGTAACTCCTGTTGGAGACCAAACAACAAAAGGTCTTGTTAACCTCCACTTGGTATCAAAAGAATATATTTTGAATGATGAAGTTAGAATTAATAAAAGGTTTGATGGTAAAGTATCAGAAACTGTTAAACAAATATTGACTAACTTTTTAGAAACTGACAAAGATATTAGTGATGTTGAGGATGCCACTGAACTGAATGAGATCCCTGGACAATGGAAACCATACTACACATTGAACTGGTTATCCAGTAAGTGTGCTCCCTCTGATATAACACCTGGAAAGACTGCAGGATTTTTCTTCTATGAAACTGCAGATGGATATCATTTTAAATCAATCGATACTTTGTTGAGTCAGGAAAAGAAAAAGTCAATCATCTACAATGAAACTCCTGACTCAAGAGGTGCCAATATTCCAGAGGGATATGATATGAAAGCATTGACATTCTCCAAGGATAACCGCATCAACGTTCAAGAAAAGATGCAGGCAGGATTTCAATCAACACGAATCGTTTTGTTTGACCCATACACTTGTAAGTATGAAGTCTTGAATCCAAAGGCTACAGGAAGTGATGGTGTTGAGGATTCTCTAAAGAAAGGAGGAAAAGAACTACCAGTCCTGAATCCAGAGTTTAATCGTCAGGGGAAGAACAAACAGTTCTCAAGGACAACATATATTATTAAAGACACTGGAACTCTGC